TTGTGCCTAACCCAAAGAATAAAAACGTCCACCCCGATAAGCAGATAAAAGTTCTCGCTAAAATCATAGATGCTAGAGGCCAGCGCTCGCCTATTGTGATTTCAAAACGCTCAGGCTTTATAACTAAGGGGCACGGCAGACTAATGGCCATAAAAATGCTCGGCTGGGAAAAAGCTGCAGTCGATCTACAAGACTACGAAAGTGAAGCTGAAGAATACGCTGATATGATAGCAGATAATGAGATTGCTCGATATGCAGAGTTTGATAAAGAGTCATTCTTAGAGGATCTTAATATAGAAGATTTTGATCCCGAGCTTTACGGATTAATTGATTTTGAAATACCGATTGAAAAATTAGATCCCCAATGCGACGAGGATGATGTCCCAGAGGTGGTTAATCCGATAACCAAAAGAGGTGATATTTGGTTACTAGGGAATCACCGACTAATGTGTGGTGATAGCACAATGATTGATAATGTTGAAAGGTTGATTGCCGACAATAAGCCAAATCTAATGGTAACTGATCCTCCTTATGGCGTGAAATTAGATCAATCATGGCGAGATAAAGCCATGGGCGACAAATCTATGGGTAAAGGAAATGCAAATATAGTTGAAAATGACGAGCGAGCAGACTGGTATGATACTTGGGCCTTATTCCCTGGGAATATAGCATACGTTTGGCACGCCTCTTTATTTACCGATGTCGTAATGGATTCATTAAGAAGGGCTAATTTCGAGGTTAAACAGCAAATTATATGGAATAAGAATATCTTGGTAATGGGCCGGTCTTACTATCACTGGAAACATGAACCTTGTTGGTATGCAGTAAGAAAAGGTGCGGATCACAACTGGCTAGGGGATAGAAAACAGGTAACTGTATGGGATGGCAAAATTCCAAACCATATTATGAGTGGGTCAACTGAAGATAAAACAAAACACCCAACGCAAAAGCCTATAATAGTTTACGAGATCCCGATAGAGAACCAAACAAAAGTTAATGAGTACTTATATGAACCATTTGGTGGTTCTGGTAGTTGCATTATTGCTTGTGAAAAACACTCTAGGAGATCACTTACAATGGAGCTTTCTGAAAAATACTGTGACGTAATTATAAACCGCTGGCAAAACTTCACCGGCAAAAAAGCCACGCTAGAGTCAAACGGACAAACATACGATGAGTTAAAAGAGGCAGCGATCTAATGGCAAACTATAAAAATGTAGACATGGTTCAACTAAAAGCAATCTGCAGGATGAAGCCTACTTTAAAAGATTGTGCGGCTTTTTTCGAAGTTTCTGAAGATACAATTGAAGCCAGAATCAGAAAAGAATACAAGTGCACGTTCTCGGAGTTTCGAGAGCAAAATATGGTGCACACCCGATTTTCGCTCATACGAACTGCGATTAGGAAGGCTGAAAATGGAGATAATACAATGCTTATTTTCTGCTTAAAAAATCTATGCGGATGGGCAGATAAACAAGAGCAAATCACAATTGATAAATCTGAAACAATAGAAACATTCTTAAAAAGAATAAAAGAACAAACGGATAAACAATGAGTGAAGGAATAGACCTAGCTCCTGATAAGGATGCAAGTCCTCAGGAAGTTCAAGGCGCAAACAAATGGCTAACTGGAACTGAGGTAGGCGACAGAAGAGCAGCTGATGTCAACATTGTACAGACTGTGCCACTGTCAAAATACTTAGACGTTGAACTAAACGCACTTGAGGTCACTTTTAATGCAGTGACAACTTCCCAAAAATCAGCTGATATAAACGCCGCTGGATATAGGTTCTTTACCCTTGGTGGGTCAATGGCGTTTGCAAACACACCAACCTCGATATCCATTACAGTTGAAGAAAAGTTTGCGTCGGGCACCTATAGAGCAAGGGAAGATTCCTACATCGCTCAGTGGGTTTATACCAGAGCAATGATTACTGCTAACCCTGAGATTTGTTGTCGATTTGAAATAGCAAGCTCTAATTTTCGCATAGGAATTCTGGCATCAGGGACCACAGCGAGTAACACCATAACACTCACTAATATGGAAGGCAGACTTAGCACGTGAGCAGGTTAGTTGCAGTTAATACCCAGCTAAGTGTTACCGGCACAAGAACTAAATATGATATCGCCATACCTGATAGCGTCTACACTACAGGTCTTTACCATGATGGAGTTTACTTCTGGACGCTTAATAACGATGATCCTAAGTTCACCTTACTCCAAATGAAGCTAGAGATTGGCAAGACTGGTTCTCCGGTTTTAGAGCTAACAAAAAGCTACGACATAACTGGTCTACTTGCCGAGTTCGCGGGCACTGGAGAAACCTTGGTGGACCTATACTGCCTGACTGGAGATAACCGTATGCTGTATGTTGCATACTCTTACCAGACCAGCCCAGGGGGAGGAGTAGTCGTTCTCGGAGCAAGGATATCTCAGATAAACCCATCAAACGGAGCTATCGGCGAACACTACGATGGAGTAATAACCCCACTCTACCCTCCATCGGATATCTGTTATGATGGTAGCTACTTCTATCTGTACACTAAACAAAATACACCCACTACAATGCTTCACCAATGCTGGAAGTTTGCCGCTAAAGGGCGAGGAAGCCCCACGCTAAAACAAGAGCGATCCATCTCATCGAGTAATGTGAATGATATTATTTGGGCATTTGATTACAACGGTCGCCACTTCACTGCATTTAGAACTGTTAGAAGAGGGTTGGAACATCGCTCAGCAGAGGGAATTGCACGTGATTCCTATAGCTCTACCAATTTAAACATGGAAGGCGGATGTTTTGAGAGAAGAGCTAAATATGATTTTACAAAAGACCAAGACTTTTTTTGCGTAATCAACTAAGGAGTTTCACATGTCAGTAGTGATATTAAAATATGTATCAGTTCCACTTGAAGAGGTTAAGGAGTATTTAGAGCTTGAAGATGAGGTAACGTGCGAATACTCAGGACTTTCACTCGAGTCAGTCGATTACGTAAATAAGACCCTGACAATAAGGGAACCAGAGATAATTGTCTTAGGTACCTCTCAAGTACAATCGTTTGTTTTAACTTTCCAAGAGTTTATCGACAACCTACTATCTAATTACGATGCAAATATATTAGTCGCTGACATTGATTCAATCACTATGAACGGATCAATCTCATCAATCACAGTGAGGTATTAAATGGCAGACAATACAGTTAAGGAACTAAAAGATCTTAAGAAAAAACTAAATGCTCAAATCCAAGCGAAGCAAGACCAGAAGCAAAAAGTCATCGCAGCTAAGAATAAGATCGACCTTGAGATAGCTGATCTACAAGCGACTAAAGCGACGATTGATAGCTTGATTACTCAACTTGGCGGTTAATTGGATCTTCATTCTCTTGATGATTACTCAAGATATTTTCTTAAGATATCAACAAAGAAAGCTGAGCTTTCTCCACTTATATTTAATAAAGAACAACTAGAGCTATCGAGAATAATTAGAGAGAAAAAGAAGAATAGAGAACCGGTCAGACTAATAGTTCTTAAGGCCAGACAACTTGGCATCTCAACCTTTGGCACCGCTTTTGTCTATCATCAATGTGTGACAAACGAGATGCAAAAAGGTGTGGTGATAGCTAACGATGTCGAGAGTACTAAAAACTTATTTAAGATGTGTAAGCAGTATTGGGGGTTCTCTCCTGAACCGATTAGACCAATGAAGCGTAATGATAATGCTCGTGCATTAGTATTTGAGAACCCTGATCCCAAGACAAGAAAAGCATCCCCTGGTCTTCTTTCTAGTATGCACCTAGAGTCCGCCAATAAGCTAACCGCAGGTCGCTCAGGCACCATTCATCATCTTCATATCTCTGAGTTTGCTTTCTGGACGAATGCTGCCACCGTAGTGACAGGCCTATTCCAAGCTGTCCCATTAATTGATGGGACTTCGATCATTATTGAATCAACCGCCAATGGCATGGCAGGCATTGGACAAGAGTTTTACGAAAGATGGCGGGCAGCTGAGATGAAAGAGTCTGACTTCACGCCTATCTTCTTTCCCTGGAATAACAATCCTGAGTACTCAAAAACGCCTCCACCTGACTTTGAGCTTTCTTATGAAGAAAAAGAAATTGCCAAGAGACATAATTTATCTAATGATCAAATGTGCTGGAGGCGATACAAGATTAAAAACGAAATGGGTTCTGCTTTAATGTCGCCTGAAACTCAGTTTATGCAAGAGTATCCTTTAACGCCTGAGCAGAGCTTTATTGCAAGCGGAAGAACAGTATTTGAATCAGAGAAAATACAAAAGATGATAAGCAGGTTAACAACCAAAAACTACGAGGAGGTCATTCTATGAAAGCCAAGAAAGCTACAAAGAAACCAGTTAAAAAAACTGCTAAGAAAAAAACTAAGTAATGTTTAAGGTCAGGATCTATGATGCCCCGAAAGCTGATAGAAAATATGCCGTCGGTGCCGATGTTGCCGAAGGCATAGAGTCTGGGGACTTTTCTACTGCGTTTGTCATTGATAGTGATTTAAATCAAGTAGCATCTTTTCACGGTCATCTTGATCCTGACCTTTTTGGTAAACTCTTATGTAAGATTGGTGCTCACTATAACAATGCAATACTAGCAGTCGAAGTGAACAACCACGGCCATGCGACGATGGCAAAGATGAAAGATTTAAATTATCCAAACATTTATTATCGTATGGTTTTAGACGAGTTAACAAACGAGATGACTCAAAAGCTTGGGTGGCAAACCAATGTAAAGACCAAGATGAGAATGCTTGATAACTTTGTCGCAGCATGGAGAGATGATTGCATTAATATAAAAGACGCTGACTTGCTAAGAGAGATGCTATCAGTTATCGTTTTACCGACAGGGGACATTGAGCTTACAGGTAAAGATAGACTTGTTAGTGCGTGTATAGCACTTCAAGCAATTTCGCAAATAACACTTGGTAAGTTCAAAGCATTCACACCTGAGGATGCTAAGCGCCCACGCACATTAGAGGAGAGATTAAAATTCTATGAGCGCACTAATAATAGTTACGATGGTTAGCCTTTCAGGATTCTTTTTTCTGTTTGGCTACTTAGTTGGTATTTACTCTGAGGGAAAAAGATCGATGGCATCAGGGTTTATTAATTTAATAAGAGACACAAAATATAAAGCAATCGATCCGAGCAGTTATGAATAACCTGCTTGCTTTAATCACTCTTGTGTTTGCTAGCTGTGTGATGGCGTACTTCTCATTCGCTCCTATAGGAGATGACAGAGATCTATTAATTCTAATTGGTTCAATTTGCGTTTTCTTTTTTATTCTTGTCTATTCATCAGAAGATACATGCGATGATGATCCCGATGCTAAATGATCAAGCTCACGTTCGCCTACTTTGTATTCTTGATGAAGCGCCTTTCTAGTAGCAAAATCAAAATAATCAGTCTTGCGTTCTTTCTGGTGGCGTATGGGCTCCTTGCCTATTTCCACTAAACCTTTTTGCTTAAGCTTTTTTTCGTAGTCGAGCTTTCCGCCTACGTACTCGCCTAGTCCATGGTTAAATCCCGATTTAAATCCGTCTTTTGTCATGATCACAGGTGCTTTCATGAATTTTTCGTAACCGTCTTTAGTCAGCTTTACGTTATTTTGTTTTGCATACTCGTAAGCTTTGTCAGGATTTTCACTGACTAAATTAGTTCCATCTGAAAATTCAAAATAGAAATACCTTGTGACTGCCATCTTTTTCCTCCCTGATTCGATATTAAGTTAAAATTAAAACCATTGGAGTCAAGTTTGACAATCTTAAAAGACGTTAACAGCGATGTTGAGATAAACAAAGAATTTGATAAATACTTAAATGAATCTCGCAGATATCGAGAACAGTTTGAAGCGGACTGGGAAAAAGAAGAACGCTTTTATAAAGGCGATCATTGGGAGTTTGC